GTCGGCGAACAGGCGGAAACCGTTCTCGTGCTTGAAACTATCTGCGTCACGGTCTGAGTAGATGGAGGATTCCAGCCCGCTTAAGATTATGTCTTTTTCGAAAGTGATGTTACCATGCGCCGTATCATCTATATCTTTTCTTAAAAAGCGATCATCAAGTGCGGATATAGGCTTTAGTATCTCCTTCAAGGCTCTAAGAGCCGTGAAAGCGTTCTCATCGGACGGCTCTGTCAGATCATCTAATTTTATATGATAGAAATCGTCTCCCGGTCCACCCGATCCTCCTGCTCCGTTGACGATAGCCCTCCAAGTCTCTCCAAGTTCGCTTATGATGCCGTTCCTTATCGTGTCATGTATTACACCAAAAGACGTAACGGATGCTTTCGGGTTATGCGGATCAAAGGCCGGGAATAATACCCCCTCGCCAAGCTCTTGCCGTGGGAGCTCAGCTAAGCGAGGGGGAAAAATAAAATCCGGCGAGGAGAGGTTTGGAACCGTTAGATTATCCGGAAGCTCTTTCTCGTTACGGATAAGGTTCAGGTACCTCGAGATCTCCGAGAGTCGGTACGTGAACGTATAGGAGCTCGGGAGATCGTTGGAGGTGTAGGTGGCGTCGCTCTCGGTGACGATTATTCTCCGGATCATGGACGCCTCGTATATATACTTGGCCCGGCTGGGGAAAAAATCCAGCAACCAACGGCGGGAGTAATCATCGAGGAATCCCGTGTTCTTAACGAACTTACGATCGGTCTCCACGTCATACTCGGACAGGTTCTCGTCCAGTTCCGCTATCAGGTGGCCATGCTCTGCCTGCAGACGGTTCACCCCATGGGCACGGAAGGTGTCCATACCGCCCAGACTGTTCTCGAAAAGGAACCATTGCTCGTCCTCGGAATGGATATCCGTGAATTTATAGAATTGCGATACGCTCAGTCTCGCTCCGCCGGCCTCGGCGTAAACCTCGAGATAGCTGGGGTACTTGTTCCCGAATAGCTTGGCTACGATCGCGTATTGGAGATTGAGTGTCACGCACTCGCCGGCGGTCATTCCCTTCAAGGAGGTCGTGCTCGACGAGTTGTCCGGGAACGTGGCCTTGGCCTTCACCGTGCAGTCCGATATGGCGTAGTAGGTCAACCACTCCGGTGAGTAATAGGTCACCTCCTTGACCTTTGGCTGCCACGTGAGGAAGTGGGACTTCAACCAGTTTCCCGGCGTGTCTGCCAGATCCGCTATCCCGCACCGGATCGCCCGGAACGAGTGGGAGGTCCCGTCTATCGTGGCCGTGAAATCGGCGAATATGGTATTTTGGGAATAGATCTCTTGGGCCGTGTCCAAAGTATAGCTCAATTGGCTTTCCACCACCTCTCTCACGTCGATCGTGACCATCTTGTCCGGCCCGGGCTCGTAGCTTTGCTCGAGCAAGGTGGCCGTTCCTTTCTTCAAGATGAAAGAGACGGCCTCTTTTGCCCCCAATACAAATTTCCTCATGTTCCCGGACAGGCTCAGAGCGTCTGGTTTGTCTATGATCGTTGCCATTTGCGATTATTTTACCCCCAAAAGTATGGCTGTCGGATGGTCCGATAAAGGACAGTTACCGGGTCACGGGCTCGAGCCACACGGTCAGGGTACCGTCCTCCGGATCGGTCGGCCCGGATGCGGAGCCACGGCTATAGAATTGCACGGGATAAGTGGCTTGATGGTATTTCCCGCCCTGCACGTATTGGTATGCGCTGGGCGGGGCGTAGTATATGGTCACGGGTTCCTCCTTGAACACCCATCTCCTTTTCACGCTGTCGCTGGCGTTGGACCGGGAGTAGTTGACCTTCCATTTATACTTGGATACATGGGAGGCGAACCGCTCCGTCTCGGTCATGGCCGTGGATACCGGCTCGTAAAGCCTCGTGGTAAGGAACGTGGATTCCAAGGGTTCCCGGGAACCCGGGCTATATTGTATGGTGGAGGGAAGCAGCTCCTGTCCCTCGATCGTCACTTTCCTGTACTCGGAGAGCGATACCTTTTGGATGTCACTGAGAAGCATGCTCGCTTTTATCTCGAGCAGAGAGTTCCGGAGCAGGGAATCGTAATTTCGCCAGAACCGTTCGAAAAGCCCGTCCGGGCCGTGGTAGGCGAGCGTATAGTTCCAGAGCTTGTTTCCCTCGGCGTCATGATTGAGGATCGTCCCGTAGTCCAGTTTCCCGGCATGGAATACGAATGCCGGCATGGGTTTCAACTCCTCGTTATCCTCCGCCTCGCCCGCTACCTCAGACGTGGAGTCATTCACGGAATCCATGATGATGGAGGAGTTCAACGATCTTCCGGTCCCTATATAAATCCCGAGATGCGGGATGGCCCCGGCTCCTCCGCTGCCAAAAGTAGGTGTATAGACCATCGCCGGTAGCACGTCCGGGGATTCCTTGCTCTCCGTCTCCAGTGTCCCGCCGGCGTAATAATCCATCGTGACCAGACCGATCCGTTGCGTGACCGGCGTGATCCCCTTGTAACCTCTCCGGACAAACTCACCCGATATCTGGTTATACTCCACGTCCGGGTATTTCTTTAATAGGTCTACCAAGGTACTGAACTCCTCGTTCTCGTTCCCCGTGGCTCTTCCCGTCGTTGGCATCGGGCGCTCGCTGTCCTGTTTCTCTTCCGGTGGAGTGAGCCGGTCACAGGTAAGCTTTAACTGCTTGAAGCTCGAGGGATGGTTGACGGTATATTTACCGGCTACGCAATCCGTGAGGTCGCAGGAGGGTGTCTCGTTCAGGTTCTCATCGAATAGCACGATACGGATGGTCTTGCGGGTCTCGTCCGGGATGAACTCGCAGCAGAATTTATACCGGTATACGTCCAGTATCGTCTTGATCATGCAGTCCGGGACGATCTGGGAGTATCGGATCTCGCCCTTTACGATCGTATCGATCGTGTTGTTCAAAAAAACCATGTCCTTGAATGGGGTGGTGCGGGAAAAGAAGGAGTCCTCCAAGGTGTAGCCAAGATAGGCGAATATCTCCTCCAATAGATGCAATCCACGGATGAAGGGGGATATGTAGAATCCCGGAGCCAACCGGATCGTTTTCTCATCGACTACCTCCGTCCGCTCCACGTCGTTGTAAAGACGGGGATATCCGTCCGGTCCCGGATCACCGGTGGCGTTTAAAGAACCGGACTCTAGGATGGCCGGGAACAAGGCGAATCGGTCGTCATGTGTAATGAACAGGTTCCGGCAGAAGGATATCGCCTTGCTGACAGACGCGAACTTGAGAACCTTGTCCTCAAAGACCGTGGATAACGGTACATCCTTGATCTTCTCGTAGAACGCTCCGGTATTCAAGTAAAAACTGGTCTCGATCCCGCTCTTCCGGTTCGCCGACAGGATGGCTTGACGGCAGGGGATGGAGAATACCCCGTGCTGGATCATGGCGTTGATCCGCTGCGAGGCCTTGCTGATCCCGGCCATGTTATCCGGATAGATGAGTAGTTCCCTATTCTTGTCCGTGGGAGGGAGTGTTACCGGTAAGCTCTGCTCTCCGTAATCGTTAAAGAACGGGTTCATCCGGGATAAGGTCAATTGGATGTCTCCTAGGTCGTAAGCCTTGCCGGATTCGTGAATGATGTCCATCTTATTTGCCTCCTATCTTTTTGGATTTGTCCAATGTCTTCTGGGCGGCCTCGATATCGCTGTATACGACATAAGCCCTCATGCCTTTTGCTCTTAGTTCGGAAAATAGCATAAGTAGCTGTGTGAGTACTTTGAGTAATTCCGGATTATTACTTGAAACCATTACATTTTCTTCATCCGAGCGTCCATTGTATCCACCGTTGGCGAATCCGTTGACGGGAAGAGGATTTGTGCTTGTTCTTTGTCTTCGGATGGCATCCAAGGCTAGGATATGGTTCATGGAAATCGGATCTTGTAATTGCCATGCCGGTGTAACGTATTCTTCTCGATGTACGGGACCAGCCACTTCAAGTATACCACCGTTGCCGGTGAATCCTCCGTTGTACCAACCGGTGGAGTCTGATACAACTCGTTGTCCGGTTTGCGGCGTAGTGTTGTCTTTAAGACCTGCGTTTGCGGTAGATGTACTAGGTTTCTTGATAAGGCCTTTCAAGGCACCGAAAGCGACGTTGATAAGTGCGATTTCGGCAGCGGCTTTTGCTAGTCCTAAGAATCCTAATTTAGATACATTGCGGATTGTGGTTTCTGCGATCGACATTGTTACAACTTGGCGAAGAGTATCTAATGTCAATAATAGAATGTTCCCCATAGCGTCAGCAAAACTTGTTTCAGAATCAACTAAAGATTCCCCAAGGATTTGGCCAGCTTGAGCGGAGAAGTCTAATAAGGTTTGTGCTCTTCGTTTGTCTGTTTCTTCTTGCTTTTTCGCTAATTCCTCTTGTTTCTCATTTTGTGTTTTAACGAAAGATTGCAAATCTTTATTTAGTCCGTTGTATAACTTCTCTTTTTGGACTTTACGGTCTTTATCGGCCTTGGCCTCTTTTTCCAAATTTTTGAGATATTCTTGATAGGATTTATCCATCAGTTTAATTCGGAAATCAAGGATCAGTTGTTCAATTTTCTTTCTTTCGTCACTGCCTATTTTATAGATAGCTAATTGTTTATTTAATTTTTCAAGCTCTAAAGCTTGAAGTTTTGTTTGATAATCATCATATAATCTTAGGCCCTCGGTATAATCTTGTGTCAATTTTAGTTTCTTGGTTGCGATATAACGATCAACCTCTTTCAGCTTTGCGTCTGTGATTTTTTTCTCTTGCTCCGCTGACAGTCCCGGGGTTATATCCGGTTTTTTTATTTTAGGGGCAATAACTTCTACTTCTGGCAACTCGTTTGCAGTTTTTTTAGGCAGAAGAGGAGAGTATTTCTGAGATATCTTATCGAGGTTGGATGCTAATTGGTAAGTTTGTGTCATATAGCTCTGTAAACTTCCCCAGAAATCCTTATCGACTTTACCTCTGGCCCCATAGTAGTAGTCAATGTAAGAGATGACATCATCATATGTTTTTGTCCATGAGCGTCCGTTCTTTATCCCTTCATCTGTTATACGTTTTACGTCTCGAAGCATAGCGTCGGTAACGAATTGTCCCAGATTTGATTTTTCCCTCATTTGATCCATCAAATCAATTTGTTTATTTAAGGCGGTGGTCGTTACATCCTCCTTCTCTTTCTGCATGGTTTTTAAAACTATGTTTTCATGCAACTTTTCATTAACTATTTCTAAAGCTTTTGCGATATCCTCGGTTGTACTTTGTTCTGTTAGTTGGTTTTCAAGATATTTTCCATATCGAGAATTGATCTCATCGATTAATTCTTTTCGTTGCGTTGTTCCGGCGTTGCTTCGTTGGAGAGCGTCAAATAGGGTATAGGCTTCTGCCTGTTCAGTGGCGATCTCCTTGTTCATCTCTTTTAAAGCCCGGGCACTCTTAGTTGAATTATCCCATATTTTATAAATACCTACAGCTAAAGCGGTGATTGCTACTCCAGCCGCAATAATTGGATTGAGTCCTAACGTCACTAAAAAACTACGCATGGCAATTGTCGCAGCTTTGATATTTCCTGTCAGTAGGGCTTTTGCCGCAGCTAGCGCATACTCGGAAGCTATGGAGGCACGGATAGCGATGGCGTTCGCTTTTTCTATCAATACAGCTTTTGAGGAGGCTTTACCTTTTAGTTCCGTCCAATATGTATTTAATTTTATGACCGCTGTATAAAGAGCTAGAGTTGAAGTTGAAAAAATAACTAATCCTGTATTCTTACTGATCCAGTCAGCCATCAGAACTAGTTTTTTAGTCCAGTTCACGGTTTGATTCATTACGCTGATAATGGATGGATTGATCTTCTCCATTAACTCAATGCCAAGATCGTTAAGTTTGTTTTTTGCTTGTTGCATTTTAGCCGTGGCAGATTGGCTTTTTATCGTGGCCTGCTCTAAAGCGACGGATGTGCCGGTTACGGCTTTCGTATAATATTCTACCTTATCCGCTTCATTGATAAGGACAGAGGCAACATTGTAGCCTTCCTCCCCGAACATCTTTTTGATAGCGGTAGCGTCCATTTGTTTTTTGCGGAGATTTTCCAGAGCCGTACTTAGCCCGACTATTTTGGGGTTTGTCTCGTCAGCTCCTGTTTGCAGGGTAAGGAAAAACTTTTTGAGTCCGGTACCGGCAATCTCATCTTTGATACCTTTTTCTCCTAAAGTTTCAATGGTTCCAACTAGCTGCTCGATCGGGATCTTAGCGGAAGCGGCTGCGACACCACTTGTCTTTATAGCTTTGGTCTGGCTCTCTACGGCTGCTGCACCGAATTTACTTCCGGCGGCAAGTACATTTACATATCGAGCGGCTTGATCAGCTCCATCCCCATACTGGTTTAATGCCAAGGTGACGGCATCTACCGCATCCGTAAGTTTCATGCCACTGGCAGAGGCGAGGATGAGCGTTTGTTCCGTCACTTCTGCTAAAGCCTCTTTATTTGCTAGCAATTCGGGTTTAGCGGAACCTACTAATTTATAAGCTTCCAGTATCTCATCAGCGGATTGGCGTATGCGGATACCTTCTTCGGTAACTGTAGTGGAAAGACGTTTTGCTTGATCTGTAAGCCACTCTATACTTTCATCATCTAGGCCTGTAAGAGCTTTTACATCGGCCTTGCTTTCTTCCAGTTTATTGCGGGCTTCACGGAATTTGTTGAAAGTAAGAGTAATACCCGTAATGGCTGCCACTGCGGTACCAATGATTCCCATATATTTATTTACGAAATCTGTGGCACGTCCCCAGACCGAGGCTTGGCAACCGATCTCTACACGCATCTCTTGTTGGGCTAGTGCGGTTTCTTTGGAGATGCGTTTCAGCATTTCTAGTTTAGTGTTATATTCAGCGGTACCACGAGTTACTTTTTTCAGCTCCGTTGAAATTTTATTCTTTGTCTTTATTAAGTTATTATAAGTAGCTCCACTTAGGTTCTTCAATACTCTTTCCGTATCAGCGACCTCTTGCTTATACTTTTGCATCTTCTGGGTTTGGGCAGTCAACTCACGTTCTATTTTCTTAGCCGCCTTACTATTGCCTTCTCCCGCTGCTCGGAGATCGAGAAGCTTTTTCTCCAGTTCCCCGATTTTCGTCTCTAACTCCGATGCGCTAGTCATTGCGTCGGAGTTATCCAGATATATCTTGATGCTCCTGTTTAAATCTCCTGCCATATCCTAATCTTTATCTATGAAAATTCGTGATGCGTCGATTTGCATATCGGCGGCGTAGTCCGCTACGATGTCTGCCAGTTTGGGAAGATTCTTTTCGATGACGGGATCGAACCAACGGATCGGTTGGCGGTTGCCGGTTCCCATCAGGTAGAAAGAATCCGGGTTGGTCTTTTTCAGCTTCCCGTATTTGTCCGTCCATTTAGAGCCGCCCCGGAAACCACCTTGGCCCCGTCCGGCTCCCTTATGGATATAGATACCTTCACGGGCGAAACTGAATCCCACTCGTTCGGTCTCTCCTTTACTTTTGTAAATTCTGGGTTCTAGGGAGTCCGATAGGAACTCATCTTTCTGGACAAGCAAGGCGATATTCCCTTTCAAGTCTTGGATCACGTAACCCATCCATTCCTTTACCTCAGAATTGAATTGTCTCAATTTCTCCTTGTCCTGCCTACGTTCATGCTGGGCGATCCGGCTGGTTGACTCTAGCGAGATCTCGAAGGGTAATCCTTCCCTCGCTCCGATCAGGGAGTTCCTGCGTTTAGGCGTGCGCATCTGCTCGCTCAATCTTTTCATGACTCCCATATCATACCCACATTGATTTGTCGATAGAGAAAGGGATGGGCTTTTTTAGGTTGAAACCTAACATCACCCCATAGAAATTATCTCCCATGGGACCTATGCCCCGAAAGGTCATGCTATTTAGCTCTAGGAACTGAAGCCCGTTACGTTCCTCGTTCCAGTCGAGCATCATCCGGCAGACGATCTGCATGAGAAGATCCTTGCATTCCGCTTTCGCAAAGTGAATCCCGTCGATATTCCCGGCCTCGCATTGCTTTAATAGGGCGATAAAATATTGTGGGATATTTACGAGGTTGTCATTGTTAAGCCAAGAGAAATCCGAGTTAAGCCCGTCGATGGCGACTAATACATGATCCCGGATAGAGGAGATACGTTCTTCCAGATCAGAGATTTCCTCTACCTCGTCGCTACGAAGGAAATGACATTCCCCCTCCGTATGACCGATAGCGGCTAGATGCCTAGCGATCCATTCCGAATACTCAAAATGATTGTATATGTCCATAACATCCAATTTATAGACACAAAAAAAGCCCCCCGAAGGGAGCTTTTAAAGGACATATCTTTAAACTAAGGATAGTAAAAAGAAAAGGAAAAAGAAGATCAGTACAGTAGCTATAACCTTTGCCGTTGTATTTCCACTGCGTTTAGCCTCATTTATCGAGGCCCCGATCAGCATGACAAAACCTAATATGATAACGAACGTCAACATATCGCAAATATAATCATTCCTCTGGGAGTAACAAGCGTAACAGCTCCTCCAATCTCATGGCGGCATGCATTCGTTCTTCTTTACTATATTGTCCGTTTACATCGGTAACGATGTCGAGTAGGCGCAGGGCTTCTTGGAGTTTCATACTTGAGCCTCCTTTCCTGAAAATTCAGCGAGTACCTCTTTCAGCTGGCATAAGCCCATAATAACATGCAACGCTTTTTTTTCATAATCCACAGAAGGGTCTATTAGTTCCGTAGCAATAAAAGAGACGGTTTTATCTAGGTCGTGGATATATTCTTCAAATCCGGTCCCATTTTCTTCTTGCATGCACTTTATGCGATAAATCATATCCTCGGTTAAACGGATACCTTCAATCTCTATTGTTTTCATGACCGGCCTCCTTTCTTCGCTGAGTTATAAACGAACCAAGCTACGATGGCCAGTGGTAAGAACACTGGAGACAGCATAGCCAATAAAGCTACCGTGTACATTTTAGCCTCGTAAATGGATTTGCAGGAGGCGGTACCAAGAGGTAAGAGGTTGTAGAACTTTTGGACGGTTGTCCATGTGAAAGGATTGGATACCTTTTCGCTTGTAGCCACCTCGGGCTGCAAGGTAATTGAATTTTTCTTTGTCATAATGTAACGCATTTAATAAATTAATATATGAGAAGGGAACAAAAAAGTTCCGCTTTCCCGTTGCGTTACACCTTGACAAGGCAGTGGGCGCATTAACGCTCCACACGGGGGTCGGAACTATATTTTTAACCGTAGGCATAAAAAATACCCGCAGCAATAAATGGCGAGCCTTTGTCGCCTTGTCAAAATGTAACGCATTGCAAATATGGTGAAAGTTTTTGAGATGGCAATAGCTTTTGCTTCAAAACTTCGATTCGCTTGTTTTTTCGGTTCTTTCTATTGCTAGCCTTTTTATTTCTTCATATAACTCCTCTGAAAGCTTTTCCTTTGCAACTGCTTTGAAATTACGCAGATTTTGGATATGATCTCCTAAACCATTCTTATTCCTTAATTTCTTAATGCGAGCATTTAACAATTCAAGAAAGGCTATATTATAGTTTCTTGCGTCAGATGTCCTAATAAGAATTGATTTGTTTTCTTCCGAATTAAGAGTTTGATATTCTTTTCTTGCAACCTCCAAACGAACTTTCAGTTCATTGATTTTATTTTGAAGCGTGCGTTTCCAATCTAAAAGAATTTGCAAATCCTTTTGATTTTCCACATCATCTGAGGTTATATTTAAAACCTTATTTACAATCATAAGTTTGACTAGTTTTTACGTTAACATTACTGCAATTAAGGAAAAGTTTTTGATGAATCCAAATTATTTCCGGATAGCCATGCCAGTGACAATGATAGCATCTGGTTCAATAACAATTCCTGTTTTTAAATCTCTTATTGCGGGCAGATAAGTGACCTTGATATTAATGATACCATTTGCGCCTATTTCCATTGCTTTATTACATAAGACATTAATAGCATCATCAGAAAAAGCTTGTTTGTATTTTCCGTATTTGACTTTATGCTTATCATAGGTCTCCCCATAAATATCATCTTTCATTCCTTTGCGAACGCTCTCTCCTATAATCTCATAACCACTTTGAACTTTTGCGGATACACTACCAATAGCTTTATATTCAAAATTGACAGAATTGGCTTCTGTCATAAAAAATCCTTTGTTTGTATATTCTGAATAATCTAATACCACTGCGCTTTGTTGGTATGGAGATTTAGGAATAATACTACAGCCTGTTATGGCTGCGACGAAAATGAGAGATAATAATGTTTTCTTCATATCGTGTGAATTTAAATGTTAACAATGCTGCAAGTAAGTAAAGTTTATTTGAAATACAAAGGTTTTTCTTGATTATTTAAGTTGATAAGAGTATATATCTTAAAATGTTGTTTTTGCCTTTCAAACTAAAGGCTAATACAACCATGGACGTGTTCCCGTTCAACGCGGATGTGTTGTTTCTACCTTTCAAACTAAAGGCTAATACAACCTTGCAGGAACAAGCCAAGAAAGCGAACAGGTTGTTTCTACCTTTCAAACTAAAGGCTAATACAACGAAGCGTCCATAGGCAAATCTACGAGAATAGTTGTTTCTACCTTTCAAACTAAAGGCTAATACAACTAAAACCGGATATTGCTTTCACTGTGATACGTTGTTTCTACCTTTCAAACTAAAGGCTAATACAACCTCTAAAAAGCATTGCCTCTGTCATCAACGGTTGTTTCTACCTTTCAAACTAAAGGCTAATACAACTATTTGAAAATTGATATCCCTTTTTATCAGGTTGTTTCTACCTTTCAAACTAAAGGCTAATACAACCAGTTCTTTGTCGGCTGGATATTTCCGTTAGTTGTTTCTACCTTTCAAACTAAAGGCTAATACAACCAAGAAATAAAAAAACAATTGAAAAACTGTTGTTTCTACCTTTCAACCAAAGAGCATAAAATGTTTTTATGCTGATGAGTCATTCGAAAGGTCTTCTAATTTTATATTTTCTATCTTCATTTTAAATTCAGCTATAATCTTTTTTGCATAGACGAAATCGTCAGAAATCTCTTTGATACATTCAGCTTCGTATTTATCATGTAAGAACATATTCCGAGTTTTAATGAGAAAAGAACTATCAATCTTTTGTTTAGTTCGTTTCTCATATTCTGTAATTAGCTCATTAAAATCATAATAATTTCCGGGAGTAGCCTTCTTTAAATCTGGGAACATCGATACCATAGCGATTTCGAAAGAATGAATGATAGGTATGATTTGTATCTGGGCTTCTTCGAAATCTAGGCATTCTCTTTTATAATTTTCATAAGGTTGTATCTTTACGCTAGAAGATATACTATTGTTTCTTTTGACTTTACTTAATACTTTATTCAAAGAGCTGATTCTTGTATCATGATGTATATAAAATAACTTTCCGTAGTCTTTTATCTTGATATCTTCTCCTTGTATTTTTAAAGGGTTGAGATCGATCAAGTAAGAAACTCTCTCATTTAAAATACCTTTGACGTTTTCTAGTTTGTATTTGTTAATTCTGTTGTATAAATCAGAAGGAAGATATTCCTTGGTCATCATAAATAAAAGAATATCTTGTATTTGGTAGAGTCTGATTATAGACTCGTTATCGCATATTTCGTTATAATTCTTACGATAAAGTCTATCTTCTTTCTCTAATAGCTTATTAGCTTCTGCAACAGGAATCTTGGATGGCCTTAGTTCTTCCATTTTCTTGATCCTTTGCTCTAAGGATAAATAGCTTTTGGATTTACCCTTATTCGGTGATAACTTGTCGAATAAACGATAATTACGGGGTTGTGCATAGAATTCTTGAGATTGATCTTCGAAATAAGCTCTAAAATAGTTATGGATCAAGTATGAGACATTCAATGCCGGACTTTTTTCTCGGGTAGGAGATTCTATTAAGTGCTTCAATTTGGATTTTTTCAAACAATTAATGATCGCTTCATTAAATAGACCACGAGGTAGGAATATGGCCTCTTCCTTCTCTTGAGGCTTATTAGGCTCACGTTGTAAGTCCCGAAGAGGGTGGCACTGGATATTTAGTTTCCCTTGGAGGATTTTCTTTTGTATTCGTGAAAAATATACTTTCCGCTCCTTAAGGTAAGCGATGTAAAACTCTATTAAAGAGGTATAGTTCGTACCTATTTGAGCTAAAAAAGGATGCGGATTTGAAGAATTGATCAATCCTGCTCGTGTGAAGATTTCCGTTAAGTCATTTCTTCTTATCCCGAAATATGCTAAAGAAACTTGTATGGCTTGGAAATTAGGCTCTGTGACTTTATCCCTTCCATTGTTTTTTGAAGGCTGTAGCCATAGCATGTCTCTAACCAACGTTTCCGCTATTCGGCCAGCTTTTAATATTTCATGTTGCCTTTTACCAAAAGCGGATTTCTGAGATTTGATACGTTCTACCTCATTGAGTTTACTATCTGTCCAAAAGATAGCTTTCATGACCCGGCGTAACATTAGCTCGGATCTCTCTTCCGGATGCTTTTGTTTGGTACTTTTATGGATAGATCGTTCAATGATATCTTTTACGGATAGGGGACAGTGTGATTTATGTATATTATTATTCCGTAAATAAGTATAGAATAACATGGCCGGCAATTCGTATTTACTCAACCAGAAATCGGCGATAGGCATTTTAGCACCCTTCTCATCGATGGTAGGGTAGGTATCTTTCCCTTCTGGTAATACCTTAATACCGATATTATTACCATTAACGATATAATGGGGCGTAGATTGAACCAGATAAGGCTCAAAAGAATTGATATCCGGTATACTATCCGTACTTATATCTATGGATTTTACGTTTAATGCCTCCGATAGTTTCTTTGCGGAGATATCTTGGATGTTTTTACAAAAGCCTGCGAGTTGGAAATTAATGTATCTATCCTTTGTCTCTCTATCGACTCTTGTTTTTTGATATCCATTGTGAAAGTAATTTCCGAGATATGTGTAGAAGCCAATTTCTTTAAAATCAGCTTGTTTGTCTAAAAAGTGCAGGGCAAAAGCCTCAAAGCGACTGCGGAACCGTATTCTGGATCTATCCGGAAGGCCGTAAGGATCTTCGGCATCCGTTGGTTGTAATGTCTCGTTATACATTTCCCGGTATTTAGGCTCAAGGGTTTGATACAGTTCTATTGGTATCCTAGATAGTTCATTCAGTATATCTAAAGCCCGGTCTTGTTTCGTGTCTTTCGTAGTGCGTAGACGTTCTACAGGAGGTTTGGTGGAAAGAGCCGTGAAAACCTCAAGGGTAAGCCTATACTGTAACGAGTCTCCCCGTTTGAATCCGGATAACTTTTTCAAGAATAGATAACTGTACTTCCTTTCAAGGAACTTCGAGATGAAGAAAGCATACCCTTTTTCGCTCAGACCGTTATTGTTTACTAATGTGTAATTACGAAGATGCTCCATCTCTTTCTCCTCGGCTTGGAAACGCTCCTTGATAATGTTTATGGCACTATCGTAGATGCAGTTCAGTGATGAAGGGATATCATACCCACGGGGATAAATGCAGATGGGATCATGATAATAATGGGTGTAATAGTTCCTGACATCATTAAGCAAAGAGGCAAAAGCTGTAATGATGGTTTTATATTCTATACAAAGTTTATCCGATTGCCTTTCACCTTTTTTAGGCGTCTTCATTTCAATGATCGGTTTTATCCATGGTAAATATCCTTCAACGACCTGTTCTAGGTTGTTTTGTGGATTTTGATCGAAGATTGAGTCGATGAGTGTTATTACATGCTTGATATCCCAACTGCTTAATTGCTTTTGGGTGTCCAACTTTTTAGCGATAAAATTAAGTGTTTTTATTAGTCCATCTATCGCTAGGTTTGCATATGCGGCAAAGATATGTTTGTTTTCTATGGCTCCCATAATAAAATGATCTATACCAAGTTCAATTTAGTAATCCGGCGGCTGATGTCTTTCAGCGCCATATCCAGAATAGCCAGTTCCTCCTGTGTGAATTTGCAAATTTTACCGTGCACGCTATTCCCGTTTAATCGTTGGTAGAACCAAGAGGATGATTTCCCGAAATAATCTTTGGCTAGATTAGAGACGGACAGGTATGGTAAAACGGGACTCAGTCGCTCACGAATAGTTAGCTGCTCCTTGATGTCTGCGATCTCTTTATGGATGTTTTCAAAGTCATTTTGCACACCTGCGGTAAGCAGTTCGGTTTCCTTTTCATCCATGCTATCCAACAGATCGGTAATTTGTCGGTCTATGGTAGGGCGGTCATTCTCCGGGGACTTTTTCCAAAGTTCCTTTAGTTCAAAAAAACGCTTTACTTTATCCATCTTATTCTGTTTTTTGAGTTACACATGAAAGGGAAACTCCCCCTCTGGCCTGGAGGGGGAGAACCTTTCTGGTCAATAATACTTTCCAAGTTCCTTAAGTTCTTTCTCAAGTCTCTTGATCTCTTTATCAACCACCGCTTTCATGAATTTGCTTCTCGAAGTCAGTTCATGATACTTGCGGAGATAAAAAAGGAGATCTTTTTCTGCCTCTTCTATCCGGGCTTTTAGCCCATCGTCACTATGCATAGAGCTCTTGTCTTAATGACATCACAAAGATAATAAAAATATTATCAATGGCAAACGTTTGGTAATATTTTTATTATCATAGTATCTGGATTGGAGATAATAACAAAACCGCTCCACCTTCACAGGCAAAGCGGCTGTCCATTACTAATCTAAAAATCTAATACCATGAAAAACACCTATTACTACATGTCTTGTTTCTTTTTCTCCTCTTTTTCGATCGCTACTTCTAGGGTATAGAGAGCGTCGTATAAAAGGGATTGTTTTACCTGTTCTTTCTTGGTCACGTCTCCGCTGGCCATCTCATCCACGATGCGTTGTTGCGTGTCGAATATATCCAAAGGGGCTTCATTCCCTCCGGAGGAGAATACCCGGGAGAACTTTGCTTGTATGAAATTCATGCTACCTAGGTAGTACCAGAACATGACAGTCTTTACGATCGGCTCTACATTCCGGAACCAAGCCGGATCACCGTCCTCACGTATGGAGAATGAGCCGTCTTTCCAGATTATGGATAGGAAGTTATCCAATGCCTCGAAGAAATCCTGTCTCATCCGCTGTTGCCAAGTCTGTAGCATGATGAACTGTCCGTAGCTGATATTGGTCAGGCCGTCTTCCGGGCCGTATAACTCGATATCTTTGCCTTTGTAGACGGGGAATGGGTTACGGGTTAAGCGGATATCCAGCTCGATCCCTTTTTCTGTCTCTTGGAATAAGAAATCAAAGATGGTGCTCAACGCCGCCAGTTGCTCGGCCGTGATCCATATACGATCTTTGGGAAGGGAAACGGCGTAACCGGTTCCATTGGCTTTCTGATATCGCCGGATTCTCGCGGACAGGCAAAACAATAGCATCTTGACCTTGGCTTCTTGGGCCGTACTTTTCGAGTTCAAAATATTGGCGAGAAAGCAAAGCTGTTCCGCTGTCATCTCATCCCATGTGCCGGGCACGAGGTAATCGATATCTTTGATCGTTATTTTTCTCATAATACGAAAATATGTTTGTCCTTGGAATTAAAGTCGTTCTTGATAGGAGTGGGGAGGCCTAGTTCCGGGGCGTAAACTTTCATGTAATCCTCGATTACCGCTTCTAATGACGTTACCTGCTCGGCGTAGAAATTACCGTTGTCCGTGGGATCGGAATACAGCGGATAGATCGCGGGCTTAAACTCCAGCTGGCCGGCCGCCGTACGTTGTACCCGGGTGGTTTGGCTGGTATGGAGCTTGGCTACGTACATAGCGAGCCATACCCGGATATAATCAATCAGCTTGATCCGGAGCGGATCATCCACGCCGGTCCTTAAGGTGTCTTTTAAGCTCTTGTCAAGAGTGGTCCCGATCCAGCGGCATAGCTTCATCTCCAGTGTATCGAGTAGGGGACGGAACTTTTCGAAGGTCAACCGGGAATAATCGATATTCACCTTACCGTAATATTGGAACTCCCGGGCGGAATTAAGGTAGTGGCCGTTGGCTTGGTTCTTGTAATAGCGGCTTTCTTTCCATTCCGGATAGTCGTTCTCGTGGCTTCCGAGATGCTCCAGTAGCTTATCCAAGTTATTCCATCCCCGTTCCTGCATGCTCTCTTCCGATCGGGCGATCTTTTGATCGCTGGCTACGGTGAACTTATCGTTCCGGCTTACCGTATGCCCGCTGTCACCGATCAAGACCCCTAGCTCCGGACTGGCTAGCGCCACAGCCAATGGTCCCAGTGTCCGGCTGGCGAGTATCTTGATCGTAAGGATATCTTCCGTTAACGGCTCTCGATACAGCCGATCGACCAAGGCTTCCCCGAGGTAGGGGACGATATATCGATCGAAAGTGTCTTGAAGATAAGGCTCCAATATCTCGAACTTAAATGAGGCGTTTACCTTGACGGTATGCCTCAAATCATCTATCGTTTGTAGGAATGGCTGTGTCATGATTATACTTTTTCGTTACCGATACTCTTTTCCGATCCCGTGTTCTTATCGAGTGTCGTTAGCATGATATTGGGTATCACGAACTCGATGTCTTTTCCCCATCCGTTGATCTCCCGGGCTAGGTATAGCGGGAGAACCATCATGTCCCGGAGCGGCTTGAACAGCACTTGGGCGATAATGAATAACTCCCGGGCCTCGGTACCGTTGATGTTCTTCGATTTCCCGGGCGACGCTCCTTTCAAGGATGGATGTACGCCCATCGTGTTACAGATCACGTTTGTCGCCTCCTCCGAGTCCTCTATATACTCACCGCCCTTGATAAATGATTCCAAGGGCTTGATGATGATATCGTTCTCCTCGTATTTATTGATCTGATCATACCGGAAATGGGATACGAAGCTCTTACCAGCGTTCTCCTCTCCGGAAAGGAAGTCGTTCAGTTGTTGTAGGAAAGCGTTCTTGCGCTCGTTCCGTTTCTTCTTGTCATCCTTGGGGATACCTTCCGAGTCGTAAAGCTTGTCCCAAAATTTCATGTTGATGGAGACGTGATATTTCAAGACCATCTGATTTTTCAGCAACGCCTTCTTGAATTTCGGGATGGCGCAACTGAACTCGTACCAATCGAGGAAGATGGACCACCAATAAGGGCGGTTGTAATAAAAACGCCCCGGTACCGGCATATTGAGGCTTAACGTATAGCCATTCTCTTCCTCGTCCTTTTTCTCTCCGGTCTCCGGATCGGGTACGAGCCCGGTACGGACCTTGAGATCGTAAAGCGGGCTTCGGCGGTCTAGCAATCTCGTTACGATCACGTCGTCCGGAAATGACTCCTCTCCCCATTGCGAGGAATAACCATGATACTCGATGCGTTTCGTCTTCTCGTCTTGCTCGCTGATCCGGGAAAAGCACATCTCCCGGTGCCAGATCTGGACTACCTTCGGTTTCTCTCCGGCCTTCCGTTTGCCAAAAGCCAGATAGACGAAAGAGTCGGAGAATACGACCAGATCGTTGGCCAGCTCGGACATTACCCGTAAGTAGTTGCTATCCGATATGAACTGGAATATCTCCGGAGCCTCTTCCGGGGTAAGTTCCTCCAGCTCGATCTTTTGGGTCTCCGGATTCTTCACCCTCCGGCAGACCATCAACCCATCGCCGTAGGCCATGTTCGCCTTGAACTCGATATTGCTGCCTACGATCGTGTTGTCGGCGATCTTTTTCATGATCCTTACGGGCAACTTGTCTTGGTGACCGAACGGTACAAACCTGACCTCTTTCTTGACGGAAGATCCTTTGGCCGGGGTAATGACCGTGGCCGTGAATTTTTTATCCTCCAGAAAACCTACGTCCTCGGTCATGACCACCGCCGCTTTCGCTCCGGGGAGGAAAGCGGTGTCACCCATTAGAAATACGTTCTTGCGTCCCATTATGCGTATATTTTTTTACCGTTAATCCGGATGATCATGCAACGGATGAACTTCCGTGGGAACCGTTCGCCCCGAATCCGGATGTTTACCGTACTTCCCTTGGCGTGGATCGAGCTGAAGTAGGCTACCTCATAATCCTCGATCGAGCCGGGAGAGCCATTTCCCTCCCGGCTTTCATTCAACCGCACGTACGAGAACGAGAACATCTTGTATCGTCCCCGGTCATCCTTTTGCTGCATGACAGCCCAGACATCACTTTGTTTTATCCTTTTTTCCATATCTCCATCTTAAAAAGATTACCAAGGCCAGAACCATCGTTACGCCGAGCGCCCACCACCCGAGGGCGTTCTTGCCGACATCGGAGTTGAGCTCGGTATCTCCGGACCGGTCTTCCTCATGGCTGGCTTCCGACCGGGCGAAAACGCTCTCGTTCTCCTCTTTCTTTTGGCTTTCCGCTTTTTCTTTTCGCTCGTTCTCATGTTCCTCGCCTTCGAGTGTCGTTTCCGCCTTGACCGGGTATCGGCTGTTTTCGTCCGGCTGTCGCTCAAGGTCGAATTCCCTTCGTATGATCCGGATGTTTCTCCACCGATCTCGCACGGTGTTGGAACTGGCAAGCCGTACATCCATAGAGGTATCCAAGCTCTCCAATACCTGTCGCTCTTGATCTCTGTAATGGCTATGATCAGAAGCGCTACGACGCACGGAGCAGCTAGCGCAAAGAGCCACCATTCCGGCCAAGACACACAATCTCTTATAAAGTCCATATTCCATGATTCGCTATCCAAAAGGGAGTTCGCATAAACAATACCACTCTCACATCAGTTCCCAGCCGGCCTCGATGTCTTCCATTGGGATACGCTCGCCGTTCTCCATGTAGCACATGGCATCCACTAGGGCGCACATCGTTCCCTTGTCCGACAGGTCTAGCCGGCAACAGTCCGGTATTTGCATCTCCCGGCATACCCATCGTACGTAAGCCGCCGTGTCATTCTCATTGCGGGGGGCCCATCGTTCTATCAGTTCCTTTATGGAATGTAGGTTATACGATCGCTGGTATTTTAGCAAGAGCTTCATCATGGCCCGTACCCCATGCGGTATATCCTTGAATTCCTCGAAAGAGTTGTCCTTTTTATCGGCTTTCGATACTTCTCCGGTCCAGTCGTTCCGCTCCGAGTTCCGGATATTACCGGGGTTGTTGTTTCGGACTCCCCTTGGTGTCGTTGTCATTTTTACAATCCTCCTTATCTAATTGGTTACTAATATTCTTTCCTAGCTTAGACTCGATCTCTCCTTTGAGCTGTAGTTTAAGCAGCTTTGGAAACATCATGTTCGGCCAGATAATCAATGCGCTACCCAGCATGCTCCACAGCTCGCACACACAGGCTAAGGTACATCCGGCCTTGGTGATTATGGCGTTATCTTGAGTGAATATCCGTTCCGTAACGAATACCACGAGCATGAAACCGAAATAGACGATCACCTTGGCGGGGGTATCTCTTCCGCTTTGTGATAGGAAGAATTTACCTTGCTTCTTTGCCGAGAACATCCCGAATAGCAAGTCGGCCGTAATAGCTACGCCCATAGCGGCGAAAGCGTATTTCACGGGCGAGATAAAATTCAATAAGAATATCATCCCGCTTATCATCCAGCCCCAAGAATGGTTCAATACCATCTGGAGCTTAATCAAGATCCTCTCTACGATCGGGCTAAATACCTGTGATATCATCTCCAAACATTTTTCACAAAGATGCTCGTAATCATACCTTCGGAAAAGGACATGAAAAAGCCCCGCCGGGGATTTCTCCGGGCGGGGCTTGATTGATGTGTTATTCTTCTGGCAATAGTAGCCGAAAGGCTCCGTCAAGTTTCATTTCAGTTCCTCCTTTTCCACTTCTTTGAAGAATGCGGCTATAGAATGATACAGTTCTATTAATTCTTCACGGCTTATATCGCGAATACAGTTCATGCTTTCTCCTATATTTATATCGTAGGAGGCTGTCTCTTTGCCTCTTTTATAGAATGATTTTATACGTGATATATCAACCCTTGTCATTTTCAGCCTCCTTTCTTTCAATAAATTGGTTTATAACAATTCCCATTTCTTTCAAAGAGTCATAGTCTATATCATCCGGAAAACGTTCATCTGTGTATACACCATAATTATAATGGACAGATGAATAGTTACTCCACATCACGCATTCCTGTACTACGCATCTCATCCTCTACCTCCTTTCTTCGCAGAGTTGTAAATGAACCAAGCTACCACCACTAGCGGTAAGAACGCCGGAGACAGCATGGCTAATAAGGCTACTGTGTACATTTTAGCCTCATAGATGGATTTACAGGAGGCGATACCAAGAGGTAACAGGTTGTAGAACTTCTGGACGCTAGTCCAAGAAAAGAAACTCGTTTCGTGAGTAAACGTTGATTGGCGGGTACTATTATTCCCTGTCAAACAAATTTCATCGGATTGTCGCATTGATGAATTAATTTATTTGATACAAAAAAGAAGCAGAGGCTTCTCGATTTGCGACAATCCCATATTGACCTTGCGGAACAAAATGAATGAGAACCTCTGCTCTTATATCTTTGATACAGCAGTATAGTACGGATACAAAAAATCCGCAGGTCAAGAAATATAGAAAAGTCGCACTGCAAACATACGCATTCTTTTTGGATGAGCAAGCATTGATGATGTTTTTTTTCATGGCCAGCAAAGCTACTGTGTACATTTTAGCCTCGTAAATGGATTCACAGGAGGCGATACCAAGAGGTAAGAGGTTGTAGACCTTTTGGGCGGTAGCCCAAGAAAGGAAACTCGTTTCGTGAGTGGACGTTGATTGTAGGGTACTATTATTCCCCGGCAAACAAATGTTTTCGTGTTTGGACATAACTAACATTGTTTGTTTGGGGCAGGAAAAACAAAAAACGGTCTCGCCTGTCCCTTTGTCCTACACCACGAAAGGCAGTTATGGCCATTAAGCCATATCAAGGGGGTACGAAACCGTTGTATTATATAATACGTACTAGTATGGACACAAAAAATGCCGATACAAATATGTTCGGCGGTCACCCGCCTTTCGTGAAATAGGACATTGCAAAGATGGTGAAAGTTTTTGGGATGGCAATGAAATAAAGGTTATTTATGTGTGTTTTTTTTTAGAAGGACAGACCTCATGATTTTGATCGACCCATAATATTTGAAGATAATTTTGCTTACGGATACCAAATATCCTGAGGGTACCGTCAAGTCGTAAAGAGAATAAACTATCTATATCATCTATTTTTAACTCAGATAATCTTTGTTGCGCCTCTTTGGATAGTAGCTCTATTTTAATCTCATGATGTTTAGAACCACCTTCCCCTCCTTTTGTTTCTTGTTCAATCTCATTCCATGTCTTTTTTTCAAAATCTCTAAGTTTCGGGTAAATTTCATCCATGAAAAAAGATCTAGAAATATCAATACTTATTTGATGCGCTATTTCAGAAGGTATTTGTCCATTAAAATCGTCTTTTAATTTTTTGTAAAAATCAGAGAATGATATTGGCTTTTTATTAGATATATGATCTAATGACGTATATAGATCGTTATCTCCGTGTTTACACAATAATTCCATTAAACTGCTTGAGATAGAAAAAGAAATATTTCCCAATGCGGAATCTTTACCCCACTTTTCATTATTAAAATCGAATAGCCCAATTTGCCAACAGGCATTTAGATCTTTATAATTGAGAGGGATAGATTTTGCCTTTTTTTCCTTTTTAATGCTGGGATTAAATGCTGTTTTAGGTGTTTTTGCCATCAAGATAAAGAACTGTAATATTCTGCAATTGAATCGTTAGTTATTATCGTATTTCCCCGTTCCATAGAGGTATAACCTTTACGGGCATTTTTCCATGGAGCTTCCGTGTGAGTTAAATCTATTAGCCATTGTGCAGGTTTGTCTCCATAAAATTTCAATACGTTATCTATAGTATCTTTTTGGTCTATAGAAAGTTTATTTTCGTTTCCTATAGTCATGTTATCATATGATATGCTATACCGACCTTTATGAAAGTTGAAAAAATCACGAACGACAGGACCATTAGCCCATGCCTCTATTGGTTCCGGAAATAAGGATTTTTCGTCCCAAACTAAAGACCAAGCTTGACAATAATAGAGTAACTTATGAAGTTTCATAGTTGAACATTCTTTTATTTGTTTTAAAATATATGTTGCAACATCATATACAGAAACATCATTGGGGATAGCTTTAGGTTTTATATCCATCTTATCTTTATCTGTATATGTGGCCTTATTTTTTGAAGGTACAGAGGAGTTTTGTCCTGTTCCACTATTGTTTTTTTCTGTCCATGTGTCAGTGGCAAATGAATTTGTATATTGAATATTTTCTTGTTTAGTCATAGCTTAAATTGTTATATCTGTAAAATTATATACATCTTTAAGGATTGATATCATATCTTTTCTTTTGTGCAATAAAATATCATCATCATCTCCTAATATAGAGGAGACTTCTATCATTGACTTTATATTGTAATTGAAGTTAAAGTCTAGTGTAACTTCTTGAGTGTTTTCATCTCGTTGTAATGTTAAATTCAAAAAACAATTATCACTTACTTTTACACACCTTAAAGTACTTTGCATTTGCAATGGCATCCCTTTCACGGCTAATAGCTCTATATCAGAGTCTTTGAAATCAATTTTGCCACTTGCCTCTGTTGTGGAGCAGTAGAATGTGCTATTTACTCCAAAGGAAAAAACAGGTGTATGAGGTAATAGTCTTACAATTTCTCTGACTATAGCGGTCGCTTTCCTTATAATAGGTTCTGACTTATTTATCACACTCAGTTCAAAACGATCTTTTACAATAGATACTGTTAAATCTTTTGTCACGAATTTCAAAGAAGCATCCATGTTGACGGGTATTTGTATCTGTATGCTTTCTTCATTTGGTAACAAATAATTCTTTACCCAATCCTGAGTGAGGATATATTTATTCCACGAACCGAGGATTACAAAATGAGATATATTTTCTTTTTCTTTCATGGCTTTATTTTTTAGCAAAGCATTTAATCTAATAACAAATTAGTCTTGTGCAAAGATATTCATATATATCAAACAATCAATAAAAGTTCTCAAATAATAATTTTTGTGTGTTATAACTAGATGTTTCCATACATAGCTGTATAAGGATGCACTATTTTAAACACTATATAATATCGATTTTTCACCTTTGCCCCCGTGATCACGACACAACTATCTATTATTCACTTCAAAACAATCAACAAACAATGGCTACAACTTACAAATTAGTGCAGCGACGGGACATGCACAAGGGAGCGACTGAAGGCGATAAGCTTTATTACGCACAGGCGAAATCTACGGGTACTAGTGATATGGAGCGTCTTTGCTCCATGATTGGCGAGCGTTCTTGTGTATCCAGCGCAGACGTGAAAGCGGTGCTGGACTCGCTTATCTACGTGATGAAGCTGGAGATGTCGGACGGCAAGATCGTACAGTTGGGTGAGTTCGGTAATTTCCGTATCACGTTCGGTAGTGAGGGGACGAAGGTGGAGAAGGATTTCAACGCTACTAAGATTCGTCGTCCTAAGTACACCTTCTCTCCGGGTAAGGCGCTTCGCTCGCAAGCGAAGGTATTGCGATTCGAGAAGGTAAGCGTGGAAAAAGGCGAGGGAGGAAACGACTCCGAGAGTCCGGACGAGATCTAGGCTAAAAGCACGCATCGTTTGAGGGAGAAGGGCGCATCGTTTTGGAAAAGAGGGTGCGTCCTTTTTTATGAGGTTAGTATTCAGTATATTTGATAATTTATAAATAGAGAAGGATGGACAATGAGAATTTTAAGATAAGGGCTTACGGATTGCAGGAGCTAGGCATTCAATATTTCCCGAATAGCGCACCCGCTTCGGCCTCGATCCAGCTAAAGAGATGGATTAATCTAAACAAGGCGTTACTTTATGAGATTACCGAAGCCGGGTATCATTCCGGGCAACGCTTACTCACGCCACGGCAAGTACAAATCATAACAGCGCATTTAGGGCCTCCATAACAGAGGCTCTTTTTTTGTCCCCGCATATTTCGCAACGGTTTCTCATTGTTGAAAAGTTAATTTGTTGATACTTAATAGTTGCGCACCTCTCAAGTAGCGTTTTTTTCTCAAAGCGTGCGAAAGCACCCCGCAGCGCCCTACAAAAAAAATGCGGGCGCAAGTTCAATTTTTCACCTTATCTGCTGCCTCCCTCAGACAGATCACGCATGAAATGCGTCTACAGATTTTTAATGAAGGAAGATAATTCCGGATTCTGCGTACGCGAGTTCAGGCATAAAGAAATTCGCGCCGACAAACAATGTGTCCCATGCGTCGGTAATGTGTGTCTTGTACTCATCCGGGTTATCGGGGCTGTCTTCTGTAGCTTCCGGCGATTTGTCTTTCTCGAATCCGTTCTTGCCTACTTTCACCGCTGTTTGTTCCATGGCGAGTTTGAGGAACTCGTTGTTGTATTTATTGAAAACAGGATAAAGGAGCGTCGGATCATGCTTTAAGGCCCGGTCTATTTGCTCGTGCCTCCAGTCGTGGCGGCTTACCTGTCCGATATAGATATCGGTGATATCCCAACCATATTCCTTGAAGATCCGGATGATGGTATCTTGATAGGACTCGGAGTTATTGCCGGTAGTCCACGTGAAGGTCTGGTCATAAAAGAAGATGATATCACGTTTGAGCTTGTATTTGTAGTATTCGCAAACCTGACGAGCCAATTCATCCAGCTTATCGGGGGTTTTGACAAAGAAGCTCTTTAGGGTACGTAATTGATGGCCTTGTACCTGTCCGATACATGCGGTATTGATTGCGGAGTTACTATCGAAACCGATTAGCAATGGAGCGTCCATATCCAGATCCCCATCGGCTAGGCATCCGGCCAGTCGCAGCCGGTTCCAGTCCGCTCCCATGCTACCCATGTAGCGAGTATCGCCGGGGGTATAGAAATGGTAATCGTTCAAGGCCGAATAGAAGCCATTAGCGACACGGAACAGGCGTTCGTTCATGAATGCGGTACGCCATATAAGGGAAGGGACGTTGCGGTACATTTGCCAAATGTAATCTTTGCCTACGACTTCCATGTTATCGAAAATATCATACTCTCCGTAATATACCGTGTACTCCCGGGTCTTGCCACGCATAGGTTTGACAGGCGCTTGATACTTACGGGCCAACATCAAGTCATGACGTAATTCTTTGTATTTGCGTTGGGTGTATGGTGTTTGTTCCGGAAGGCACTCGGTTAATTTCATTTCCCGGTATAGGTTCCGGATCAAGTTGATATGAACCGGATTCATGTCGTTGATCTTATCCAATATCCAACGTCCGGCTTTTAAGGTTGGCATATCCGTGGAATAGAGAACGGAATGATGCCAAGGGCATTGGTTGAAATCTTGCAAATTTCCCCGATTGGCGGGATCAACCTCGGATTTTATCTTATCGTAGTCTAGGAATTTCGCCTCCGGACCGATTACCCAATCTAAGGACATGGAGTTCGCTGACATCCCTTGACTGAAGGAGAGTACGACCAATACGGTGCCATTCCAGAAATGAATGCAATTGCCCCATGCGGTCTGAAGCGGCGGACGCTTGGGCTTTCCGAAGTTGGCGGACAGGGGTGCCCTGCGGCCAACAAAGAAATGAATGCCCTCGATATAGCCCCATTCGGCGAGAGCGTGGATAATCGCCGGTAGCGTATTACCCCAAGCCTTGGCATAGGATGGAGAAATTAAAGCCCCGGTAGAACCCGGCATGGACCAAACATTCCGGATGATGAAGCGTGCGTCCAAACCCTCGGATTTACCGGTACCACGGCTACACACCCAATACTCGTCGTGGGCGGCGATCGCCATTCCCATGCGTTGCATCTTATTGAAAAACTTGCGTTGCGCCTCTTTCGCTTTACGGGTGAAAGGTTCAGTCATCAGTGCCATAGTCGTCTGTAATGGGTTCAATATCTACGATATCATGATCTTGCTTGAACAATGCCCGGAATGATTTCCTTTCTTCTTCAAGATTAAGGATAGGCTTGAAATCATCTCCCATTAACGTGACATCATCGGATGGCTCAAAGCAGGGTGGTTCCCAAGCGCTTCGATCAATGTCATCGTCTTCTTTATCGGAGCGGGTGTATTTACCGATCTTGTCCGCGTTGGCGGCGATACCTTTGGGGTCTTTGGCTTCCCGGGCGATGCGGATACCTTCCTTGGCGGCCTCGATCACCATGTAACGATACCAGTTCTTGCCGGCTAATTGTACATTTCCTACGAGTCTCCGGATAGCGGCCAAATCACGGTAAGCGGTGGCTTGTGATACGGGCTCACAACTACCGTCGCAACCGGCCATCAGGAAAGCGATCAGGTCTTTGTCGGCTGTCATGGGGTCTTCCAATAACTTGGAAACACATAACATCCAGCGATCTTTTTGCATAAGCTCCCGGCAGGAGAGAAGGCTTGCCGCTTCTTCATGCCCTTTGAAAAGTACCGTGGCTATCTTGTCGTATGATGTTAGTTCCTTGTTCATTCTTTCTAAATAGGTTATGATAAAGGGGAACAGCCAATACCTTATGGATTGTCTATTCCCCTTCATTATGGAAGCAAGATTTATTTCAAGTTATCCAGTTCCGCCAGCTCACGTTTGTAATAAGCCAAGCGTTGCTCTGCTTTTTGCCGGAGGTTAAGCTTTCCGTTTTTCTCATGTTGGGCGATAGAGGTTTCCGTGCGCCGGATATTCTCCCTCAGTCGTTCGATCCGGTTGGCGATCTGCATACCTTTCAACAATTGATCGGCCGGGAGCTCCTCGGTTTTTTGAACCTCGGTTTTTAACTGGATCTGCTTACCCTCGGCCCAAGCGTCGATCTGGTCCCATAGCTTGGCACGGCGGCTCCAAAGCTCATGCACCTGATCGGCGATCGGCTTGCGTTGCTCCGGAGTAAGGGCCTCGTTCTGCATCTCCGTGAATAAGGCGGCGTACAAGGGGGTGATCTGGCGGACCTCGTCGAAGATCGTACGGATGTTATCCGGAAGGGAGGAGTACGTGGCGATCTTCGCTCCGGGCCGTAACAGGGCGAATTGATCTTGCAGTTCTTGCAACTCTTCCTGCGCTTCCTCCAGCTCGGCTTGCAATTGATCGATCTCTCCGGATTTATCGTCATTGTCTTCCTCCAGCTCGGTGATCTTGTCTTGTAGCTTGAATAGCTCGGATTCTTTCACGAGGATTTCTTTTAAGACTTTATCGCCTTTTTGCTGATTCGCTGTTTTCTCGATCGCCTTTGTTGCCGCGACCGCTGTTTTCAAGAGTATCGAACCCCGTTCGGAGATTGTTATCTGGGGTTGGGCCGACGATAGGCGCGCTACGGTTGTCAACTTATTCACCAATACGGTGAAATGGGAATCGAACTGCGGAACCTCCTTTACCTCGCTAAAGAATGCGATATACTTCTTTCTCATCTCCTCCGGAGCTAGAGCTTGAAAAAGCGCTAGACCGTCCGCGTATTTACGCTTACGGTCCGCTAACCAGTTTTGTAATGTTATCATTTAAGAACCTCCTTCCGGTGGAGTAGGAGCTACCCCGGTGAATAATGCGTCTATATCGATAGGCGTTCCCATGATAATCATAGGGGCGGGGCTATCGGCCTCGAAAGTGAAGGACCAACCTCTTTTGTCGGCCGCCGCCTTGCCGCCGTCGAAAGAGGCGGTAACCGTACAAGGATAGCCGGGCTGTCCGATAAGCTGCTGGCTCTCGTTGTCCTCGATGATCAAATAGCCGGGCGTATTGCAGATCTGCCGGGCGAAAGCGGCGGCTTCCACTTTCTTGCCGGGGTGGAAGAACTCGCCGCTGATCTTGTAACTTTTACAATCTGTCTCGCCTTGAGACTCCGCTTTGTATCCTACGGTTGCCCGTGTCGCGTAAATAGGTGTCGGTTTACCTCCCGACTCTAAAAAGGTAAAAGCTCCTGTCGCCGTCACGAAATCGGCTGTGGCCTTGGCCTCTTTGGGGAGCGTGGGTACGACAGAGACTGAGGTTTCCGGAATAAAGGCGATACGACCTTTATAACCCCCCATATTGTCCGCTCCGGCTGGCCATAAAACAGGGCCAAACGAGGCGCACATCACATAATCCGCCGGAACGTCCGCCCCCATGAAGAGGACGGATAGCACCGCTAGCAGAAACAATACGGACAAAACTTTTCTGAAATCTTTCATCGTTTTATTTATTTACTGGTTTTACGATTTGGTATAAGTACCGGAAGCGGTGAAGTCCTCTCCATCGGCTACCGTGACTTTCACGTCTGCCGGCTTGGTATAACCGGCGATATCCTTGAAGGATACGGTTTGCTCACCTTTGGGTATGCCTAAAAGGGTAGCTCCGCTTCTCATCCACTCGCCGTTCTCGCCCACCTTCCAAGCGGCACCGGCTTCTATGGCCTCGTCGCTCTCGATCGTGACGGTCAGGGCGGCACCGGTTACGTAGTCGCCCGCCAAATCAACGCCCTCATTGGTGAACTCGTTAATCTGGAATACCTTCGGATGGATATCCTGAAAGCGGGTACCGTACCCGGCCTGTAGCCAGAACTGAACCTCGTTCGGGTCCTCGAAGATATCGCGGATCTGGACGAACCGGGTCGCCTTCTTCGTATTCACGCCAAAATCCAGCATTCCGGGACGGATTAAGATCAAGGCCTGCCCTGTTCCATATGCCTCATGGGTGACAGGTTCCAGTCCCGGGAACTTGGCGTCGTCCTTGACCGCCTTCCAAAACTCCTCGGTGGATGGGCGGGCGAACGCTTTTGTCTTTTGCCGGTAAGCCTCCTTACAGATCAACTCGATCTCGTTGGCATAATACAGGATCGCTTTACGGCGTAAGAAAGGATGTGCCGCACGTAAGAAGTTGACCAGACGATCGTAATCATCTACACCGTCACCACTGCCAAACGTACCGGTACGTACTAGGTTACGATTCGCCATGGTGATATCCTTCGTTGTCTTGAAATGATCGATCCAAGGGAAAAATCCGGTGAAAGAACTCATCGGGCTATACACATTGTCGTTTCTCTCGGCGAAGAAAGCGGAGAAAGTGATATCCTCCGAATGGCTGATGATGTGATTATCCACCACGAATTTCTCCATGGGGTGTTTCTTTACCGTATGGTCCACCTTCTCTCCGGCGTTGGAGAGAATACGTTTTTCCGTATAATTTAAGATGTTATCCTTCAAACGAGAAACGGTAAGTTCCGGTTTGATGGACATCTCTACCAATTTACCGATCTCATCGGGATACTTAATCTCGGCCCCGGCTTTATATGGGCCGGTGTGTCCGGCTTTGCGGCGAGCGTTCACGATCACGTCCTCATTCTCGATCTCGATCACGTTGAGCTTCATGGCCGCGGCGAACTCCTGAAACGTGAAATAGGGAAGGGTACGCAACACGTTATCGTAATCCTTCGCGTAACGATTCAGTTTCTCAATATCTAAAATGCCTTGTTTTGCCATTGTTCTTAGTGTTTAAAAAATCCTGTTTTCTCAGCTTCGGCCATGATAGCGAGGGTATCATCCTCATGCTTATCGGCGAAATCCTTGATATCTCCGGTCTCTGCGGTCGACTCTTGCTTTACTTTAGCTTCCGGCTTTTTGCCTGCCGGTGTTCCCTTTAGCTCTGCTACGTCTGATTGAAGTTGCTCAATCAGTGTGTCTTTCTCTTTCAACTCTTCTTGGGCGGTCGATAATTGCTCCTGTAAGTCGGAGGTATTACCGGTGCTCTCGATCGAATCGAGCAGCTGATCCACTGTTACGTCTTCTGCTTTCATGTCCGGGTTATCACCGAGTACCTTATTCAGAAGCTTGTCCCAGTTGTCGGCCGCTTGTTTCATCGCATTGTACGAATCATCTTTCAACCACTTCATAAATCACTATGTATTAAAATAATTAAGAACATTCTCGAAAGTATCTATCTCATCGATCATACCGATGTCCATAGCCTCCGGAGCGAAAAACATCTTACCGGTGGCCCATTTACCTTGATCCTCATTGATCATGCCTACCCGGGCGTTAGCGATGCTGGAGATGAAATTCTCGTTATACGTATCGCATACTTTTTTTAGCGGTTCCGTATCTCCCTGCAGGGCCTTTTGAAATTCTTGGTTCTTGTCCGTGGATTTGGAGGCATAGATATCGATCAACTTGATTCCCATCTTGGCATAATACTCGCTGGTATCAACGATCGTCATATAGGTACCCACGCTTCCGATCCGGCAGACGTTGGAGTTCGCTACGATCTTGTCGCAACAGGAGGCGATGCCATAGGCCGCGGACGCTACGAAATCATTGCAGAAAGCTACGACAGGTTTGTTTCGGCTGTTAATCGCTTCCTGCATGATCCGGCATCCCATTCCCTCGCCTCCGCCGGAATCGATATTCAAGACGATCGCCTTGATATTATTCTCGTTGTAGCATCGGTTTAGGAGATTCGCCTTGGTAAGCATTCCGGATGGACCGCATTCTTGGTCGTATTTCGTGATCGCCCCGTTGATGTTCATTATGGCTACGGAGTTTTTGGGTGCGTCCTCGGGTGGAGACCATCCTCCATACTCGCTGATCTGGTATGCGCCATTTTTTAGGGAGGCGAAAAGCAAGGCGTTATCCTCGGTCGGCTCTTGTTCGGAAGAAGCGTTCCGGGGTTTCCCGAACATCGTTTCCGGCTTGGTAAGAAAAGATGCGATAAGGGGGAAATAATTCGCTGCGAAGTTTTCCTCGACGAACCATACTCCCCCCAGAATGTTGTGTAGATAAAGCATATCTTCCTTTTTGAAGGCAAGGATATACTTATATATATGTATGGTAAAGGACTTCGGTCAATCGATCAGTTGAAGTTGCGGAACCAATTGCTTTCCGGATAACGAGATTTTGTATCCCGAGAAACCGCTAGGATCGCTGGGGTACAACACCTCGAATTTGCATTTCAAGGGAAAACGATCCGATCCGACCACGAATGTATCCCCGCTAAAGTGTTTGTACTTAAAGATCGCCGTGAGGTGGTTCAATCGTTCGCATTTTTGCCATAGATCGCCGGTCATATATTGACGGGGTATTTGCAAGGAACCAGATACATTATATAGAGTACCTGATTCACTTTCTTGTGGCTCAACCTTGATAGAGGTTCCATATCTTCCCGGGTGAAGGTTGATCCAGTCTCCGGACTTGAGTCCAACTTTTACTTTGTCTGCCTCTTGAGACACGCTCGCTATTTGCATCGAGAAAGCGAACCACGCATCGGAGATGCCTCCCATATTGTCTGCCATAACCTTAGTTTTTATTTGTTTATCAATAATATCTGATCGTAATGGATACACTTGGAATTTTATTCCTCCCAAAAGGGACAAATCGATACGCTTGGTCGGAGTGAAAAACACTCGTATTTAACTTTTATTGTACGAACGTTTCTCTTTTTGCTTCCTAGTTCGGTCCCTCCAGCGATAGTAGTTCTTTTTTAGAGCGTCCTCGCTGATCCCGTTGATATCGAATTTGCGCATAAAGGAAAAAATACTTTCGATATACTGTATCCCATACATATGCTTGTTATAATCTATCCATTCGTGCAGCTCGGCCCAGAACATCAACTCTATCCGTCGCTCAAGGATTCGCTGCGAGCGTTCGCTAAGATAGTTGTAGTAAGCCGGATCTTTTCCACATCGTCTGTCCGGCAAAGCTATTTCCAGCGTTCCTTGCTCCAAAGGGCAGGAGGCCGGGCGCTTGGATGTCAGATCAAACAGGGTATGATACAAATCTGTCTTGTCCGGAAGGGTTATCACTCCTTCCCGGCAATCATTGAATTTTCCACGCATGTACTCCTCCAAATGCTTTTTTATGCTTATCTTTACTGTCACCATATCGATTTTCTCTCTTCTTATAGGCTTTTTTACTCTATTTTCCCTATGTGTATGTGTTATATTTTGCGACCAACACGTCAACAGACCAACAGGAAATATAAAATATGATGCTAATTTACTATATTTCAATGATATAATTGATAAAACAACAAGAAATATGTGACCAACAAAAAATAGAGCTTGTTGGTCACCTCTACCAACCGTCAACAGTGCTTCATTTTTCCCTGAATTTAGAATTATCACCAACAGTGACCAACAAAAAGAAAACGATGACCAACAGGAAACAACAGTCTACTTCTATCTAATTAATATATATATTATTGATTATTATATATTTATCTTATATCTGTTTTGAAATGTTTCATCTTTTGTTGGTCTGTTGGTCTGTTGACCACTTTTTCTATCCTTTATAGGGTTTCAAAACACGCAAAACTTGCTTATTTCTTTTTTTAATTTCAGGGGGTCCGGGGGAAATAGATGAATAAAGATAGAACCGGCTTCCCGGATGTGCTTGTTGTCCATGGCCTCCAATAGCCAAGCTATATCCTAGAAAGTCGGTTCTATGCGATTTTAAAATACTATCAGTCGTTAAAAGCGGAATCCCGGCTCAGTCTCCGGAGTCTGATCGTAGTTTTGTACGTCTCTTTCGAAATCGACATCGAGCAAGTCTCTGAGAATATCGTAATTGAAACAAACTGCCGAGGTATTACTCTCTTTGTTCACCATAATACGTTTCATGCTGTTATCTATGGTGGGTTCTCCCGCCGGGTTTGCTAGAATGTCTCCTTTTGGGACTTCTTTCACCTCTTGCCATCGATAACGAGTGGAACGAACTTTGCCAATATAGGCCTCATTACTTTCGAAATAGGTATTTAAGGATTGAAGAGAGAACGCCTCACCTTTTAGCTGTTGGGTATACATAGGATAGATATTTGTCATGTTTAGATATAAAACACGGGTATCTATGGGTTCTAGGGTTTTTATTTCCGTATCCCGGCCTTGTTTCTTAATTGTAACCTTTCCCGGTACTTCGATCTTATAGTCTCTACCTTGAACTAGACTTCCTGTATCGATCAAGAAGTTGAGTATACTGAAGAAGTTGAACATCTTATTTGAGGAACTAATCGATTCTACTTGTTTGATCACTTTCGCTATTGCGATTTCGAAGAACTGTTCTGCGGTAAAAGGTAGTTGCAAGGAGGTATGTTCTTCCACTATACGACAAACGGAAACGAACATAGATACTGTCTCGAGTATACGAGAGAGACCATCCGTGTTTTTAACGGATACCCGGACTTCGTCTTTCAAGGATTTAAAGACCTCGTCGTATACTTTCTTATAATGTTGCAAGATGCTATTTCTGCACGCCAATATCTCAAGGAGGACGCTATGTAGTCCGGATTCCTCGTATCCTTTCAACTCATTGAAGATTTCTTCTTCCAATTCCGATCGATCGTCACGTTTCGGTACCTCGCAAATGATACATCGATTTGCTAGAGAGTTGTCATCCTGTTGGGGACTTTCTTGGCCCATGATAACAAGAGCTGCGTTCACTTGGCTACTATCGATCTCCTTACTTACCGCATCCTTACGTTTCTGCTTGCCTTCTCCATCATATACGGCGGATTTCAAGGCTTGGAAAATCACAGGGTTTATTTGCGTGTCGTTATACTCTTCGAGCATGATCGGGATATTCCGGTATCTCTCCAGCCAAGAGAACAAAGCGGCGGGGGTTCCGGAGTTTAGGTTGAATGCTGGTGCGTCCGGAGACATCGATAGAGAGCGGATGGAATAACCAACTTGTGATTTTCCGGAACCCGTCGGACCGATAAAGAATAAAGCCGTAAAGGTTCTCCTGACATTGTATATATCGCTACGGAAGGCACTCATGATCGAATATATGATCGCCCACATACCGTTATTGTTTAGCTTGTATACCTCGTTCATCAGTGAGGCCCACTTTTGGAAATTGATAGAACATCCCGCTTTGGGTTCCCGGTACTTGATAAAGCGATCCAGATAGTAGCGATCGCTATCCCGGCGCTCAGATGCGTAAATTTTAGAGAAAGCCGGGATATAGTAATATTTTTTGTTATGTTCGACTAATCCTAGATCAGTAACATATTGAAGCTCTTGTTTACCATCTATCTCATGTACGATCGCATTACTGAAAGCAAAAAATCCTTCATCATACCAACCAAACATACGGAGTTCAAAGCATGTTTTAAATCTAGCGGCTATACTTTCAGATATAGAATCTAAATGGTTTTGAGTTCCGTTACTAAAGAAAAATGCGCCTTCTTCCCATATTCTTTTTTTAAAAGTTTGAAGGGTGATCATATCTCCACTAATCCATTCCATGTAAATGGGATAATTATAGCAAGGAGAGGTTATTTGGACAACTCGTTTGTTGAACTGGCTTTCTTTATCATAGATATGAATAAGCGGTTCCATATAAAAGTTTCCTACTCTTATATATGAATTTTTCCCATTAGAGAACATATATGCTACCTTCCTTCCTGAGGAATCTATCAAGGGAAAATATTTATAAGCTTTCCACATTCGATTTATTTCCGGATCTTTTTCAACGTAATCAGGCAAACGATTGGGATCGAAGATTAGAGCGGTACCATCTATTTGCAATGCGTCGTTATTAAACTTAACCTCAGATTTTCGAATTTCAAGGTAAGGTTTTAGAACGTGCTCAAGAGCTGTTTTTGTTACTCCTAACATTCGGGCATAATCTGTAGTTTGGAAAGCCCGGGTGGTAGCATCCGCGTAGGATATCACTTCAGAGCATCTTTCTAAGGCTATTTTCTTTATATTCTCGGGAGATTCCCGGAATGTACTGTATAATCCGATATAGTATTCATTGAATCCAATCTCTTTCTCTGTGTCTACGAGTTTATAACGTTCTTCACCTTTCTCGTCTACATAACTTTCCCGCTCTCTTTTATATTTGCTCATGGAGACCGTGAAGCCGGTTCTTGTCAAGGAACGTAGAAATGAGAGCTCTTCCGGTTCGATCATGTTTTCTTTTACCTCGAATTTATCCCTGCAACGGATGATGGGAGACAGCCGGCGAAGCTCTTGGATCTCGGACACACCCGGGATGCCTGTTATAAGGATGACCGGACAAACTCCCCATCCCTCGGAGAAACGATTGACAGACCAAGTAAGGGTGACTTGTTTGCTCCCGGTTTTTACAAGTTCCTCCGCTTCTTCCACGCCGGTCAATCCCGGTTGAGTAGGTTGGGCTGGCACGTTTTTCTTACCTACGGCTTGTAGCTCGGCAACTAGATTTGTTATCAATTCCCCATCTGCGTTAAATCGTTCGGCGAGGGATACGATATACGCTTGCCTTTGTAATTTATCCGGTACGACGGAGATACTTTGGGCGATAATCCGGAGAACCTCTGTTTTCCGGATCGGATCATCCATCTCGCTTTCGAATGCTTTATAAATAAAGGAGATGAAGTCGGTCTCCTGCTTTTTCAAGAATTTGGCTAGTTTCTCAGTCCCCATCTTGCGGGCGAAACTGTCCGGATCTTCTCCTTCCGGAAGAAGAACGGCACGGACGTTCATGCCCTCGGCCAGCATGATATCCATGTTCCGGACGGAGGCTTTCATGCCGGCTGCGTCTCCATCATAAACGGCAGTGACGTTTCGGGTAAATTTCTTGATGATCCGGACTTGATCTAGTGTAAGGGCGGTACCGCTACCGCAGACCGTATTGGGATAACCGGATTGAACGAAAGAGAGTACGTCAAATTGACCTTCCACCAAATAGCATTTATCGGATTTCGATATCTCTTGGCGAGCTTGGTATATACCGAATAACGTCTTTCCCTTATGAAAAAGGGGAGTCTCCGGAGAGTTTAGATATTTACATTGGGTATCCTTATCCAAGGAACGGCCCGTGAAACCGATCACTAGTCCTGATAAGGAATAAAACGGGAATGTGATCCTATTTACAAATCGATCGAAGATCTTTCCGTCCTCTTTCCTTGTAATCAAACCGGCCTTCTCCATAGTCGCCATGTCATAACCTTTTTGAGAGCCTAACTCGGTCAATGCGGTAAACATGGATGAAGAGTACCCCGCTCCATATTTAGACAGGATATTCGGGGTGATTCCTCGTGTTTCCAGATATTCAGCGGCCTCTTTCTTCTTGAGGAAAGCCGTAAACGTTTCTTGGGCGAATGTGAGGCAGATTTGTAGGGCCTCCCGCTCTTTCGCTTTGTTCCGTTCATCGTCGGTTAGTTCCCGTTCGGGTACTGTTATGTTGTATTTCGAGGCGACTAGCTTTACCGCCTCGAAGAAAGATATCCCTTCGTGCTCTTTTACGAAGGTTATCACGTTCCCGCCTTTACCACATCCAAAACATTTCCAGATATTCTTAGCGGGGGATACGACTAGGCTTGCGTCCTTGTCCCCATGGAATGGGCAAACTCCCTTGTAATTTACTCCAGCTTTTTTTAGCTTAACATAATCACCTATCACGTCTACTATATTGGCCGTGTTGATGATATTATCGATCACGTCTTGAGGTATCATATTTCATCTTCTTTATTGTCGTTAAATAAATATAGTTGTCGGGCTTCGAAGGCCTCTTGTAAGGATACGCCTAGAGTTGTGGCTAGACGTAAATACTCTTGATCTGTGGGGCTTTCCTCTCCTCGGTATAATTTCCAAAACCGTACTTGGTTGATATTTACCGCATGCAAGAAAGTTGTTGTTACATTGAAATATTCCGGATTGATTAATTTAATCCGGAACAATTCTAGCACAAGGTTCCGTTTTACGGAAGGACGGTAAACGATATGGTTCCTATGGATATATAGTTTAACGGCTAACTCGGTCTTTCCTAGAATCTTCCCTATTTCCTTGAGAGTTATCTTCCCCAGATTCTCCTTCAATATTTTTTCTTGGCTTTCTGACCAGCGTTGTCTTTTCATGTCGTCTTATGAATTTATAATCTTGACTAAAATCATAGTCATAGTTTCCTTCTTGAATGAACATACAGACTATCTTTATAAAGAGTTCTCTGTTTTCCTCCTTAACCGTAGCCTCGAGAGAGAATGAACGATCTACTTTCATATTTAGAAGTTCATTATATACGCCGTTCACATATTCCCGGAATAGATCTACTCCCATTTTCTCTTTATAGATGGCGATCCAGTTCCAATCTGTCATTCGATACCGGGCGTAACTATCCATCGATTACCTCAATATTGTCAAAATCTGCAGTGTCAAAATCCAATGGTTCTCCAAAAAGAGGATTATCGGAGGTGACGCACGCTCCCGGAACATATAGGTTTAGTTCCAACCATTTCAAAAAATCCTCCCGATCGCAATTAACGGGAGGGCATTCTACTTCATATACGATTCTAGCTTTCATTGTATATTCTTTTCTAATTGTCTTTTCATGTCCATTACGATCCTATCGACACTTGATCTTTGATCGATAGGCTTCGTCGCCAAGTAAGTACATAAGCAATCATCTAGGATGACAGCTTCTTCCTGTGAGATATCTTGAATGATGATCTTGCCGTTTGAATCCGTTTCGATATACATGATCATTCCTCCTTCCTCTGTGCCCATATGTTGTCCATCTTGGCTAACTTATTTTGCATGTAGCTGCGAAGTAAAGTGGAACATTCTTCTGTATAGTCCGCAAATTTGCAAGCGAACTGGTATTCACATGTCCGATCAACATCACGAACGAATTTGCCGGCATGATTGATTATGGCTTTTATGTGCATCTTATCGGATTGGATAAATTGCTCGTCCTGCATTAATAGCCCTTGGATTTCCATAGCGGAGTTCTCTAGGATATCTGCCGCTATGAACATCATCCAAATCGGTAAAGCGTACTCCTGCGGAGTAGTATGCGCCAACTTTTTTCTTTTGGCGGTGGCTACAGCCATCGCTAAATAATTCTTGTCATTCATCTTTTTTCTTTCCTCCTAAAATTTCCATGGCATGATTACACATCTTGATGGCCAGATATTGGAATAGCTTGGGAGATTTGTTTTTTGCGGGAGGTAAAAAATCCACATTCAATTTAACCACATCCCCATGTTGCGTGATGGTAATCACTGCCTTTGCTTGCTTGATTGCCTTGTAGGTCTTTTTATTCAATCGTTTCATGTTTCTTTAGTTATGTAGTGTATACCATGAAATCTGATGGATCAGCAAACATTGATGCCCTTTTTTCTTTCCAATCTATAGTTACTACTATCCACTCTGAAGGAATATTCATATAGTCGAGTCCAATATATTTAGTAACCCAATATATAGATATACACCCAGATTCATGTTGTACAATCTCAAGATCCTCTGGCTCACATTTTAAACGGCATCGAATTTCACTCTTGAGATCCTCTAATTTTTCTTTTGCTTGTTCCAATGTTATCAT